CTCCCTCTTCACCTCCCGGAAGGAGTTTGAAGGCAGAGCTGAACAGATTCCCGATGATTCCCGAGATTGTCGTTGCACCCTTCTCATTGGCCCACTGTGTAAGCGGTTCCGCGATGAGGGTGTCCCAGGCGATGTCGATCTTCCCGATGAAGTCCGCATCATTCCAGGCAGAGGTCCGTTTCATCTGCTCCACATCGTCGTTAAAGCCGTCGAAGAAGTTCGAGACAAAGTCTCCAAGCTTCGGCAGCTGTCCTGTTATGGAGTCCACAAAGGACCTCACAACCGGCTCCATTCCTTCTCCGAAGTTGTCCTTGACCCCTTCCAGAGCGGACTGCATCAGCGTGACAGAACCGGCCAGATTGTCGATCATCGTGTCAGACATCGACTTGGAAGCTCCGTCCGCTCCGTCAATGGCTTCAGCGAGCTTATCGAAGTCTTCCTCCGAAGCGTTGACGATAGCAAGCGCTCCGGCCATGGCCTGCTTGCCGAAGATCGTACTGGCAGCAGCAGTCTGCTCGTCTTCTGAAAGTCCCCCGAGGGAGTCTCGCATGTTCTCCATGACCTGCATGAGGGTTTTCTGCTTCCCCTCTCCATCCGTCAAGGAGATTCCATATTTTTCCATAGCCTCCGCTTCTGCATCCGTCGGAGAGACCAGATTCGTGATCATTCGTCTAAGGGAAGTTCCGGCCATAGAGGACTTGATCCCGGAGTTAGCCATGATTCCGAGCGCCTGAGAGACATCCTCGATCGAGTAGTTCATTGCTCCGGCCAGAGGAGCGACATACCGGAAGGACTCGCCCATCATGGCCACATTCGTGTTCGCATTGCTGGATGTTGCAGCCAGGACATCCGCGAAGTGTGTGGAGTCGCTCGCTTTCAGCCCGAAGGCCGTCAGAGCGTCCGTCACAATGTCCGAAGTCGTTCCCAGATTCTCGCCCGAAGCTGCTGCCAGGTTCATGATTCCGTCGATACCGTTGAGCATGTCCCCGGTCTTCCATCCGGCCATGGCCATGTACTTGAAAGCGTCAGCGGATTCCGTCGCCGTGAATTTGGTTGTCGCTCCCATGTATTTGGCCTTTTCCGTCAGCTGATCGAGCTGCTCCCCTGTCGCTCCTGAGATAGCGGACACCTCGCTCATTCCTGACTCAAAATCTGCGTAAGTATTCAGGGAGTCGCCGACTCCCATTGTGACCCCTGCTGCTCCCATGAGTGCAGCAGTCCCGGTCCTTGCCTTCCCGATGACTCCGTTGACCACCTCATCAGCGTTATTCCCGGCCTGAACCGCGATCGTGATCACTTTCCCATCCAGATCGTTGGCCTTAGACTCTACGCTTGTGAGCGTGTCCGTGGCAGCATCGGAAGCGTCAATGTAGACCGTTGCTTCCGTTCCATCCAGATCCGAGGCCGTGTCCCCGGCATCGTGGAAGATTTGCGTGGCCGAATCGTCGGCCTCTATGTATGTGGTCGCCTCCGTTCCATCGAGATCACTGGCAGCGTCGCTGACATCCTCGATCTGGGAAGATGCAGCGTCATCAGCATCCAGCTGGACATCTGAAGTCATTCCGTCCAAGGTGTTGGCAGCGTCGCTGACATCCTCGATCTGGGAAGATGCAGCGTCATCAGCATCCAGCTGGACATCTGAAGTCATTCCGTCCAAGGTGTTGGCAGCGTCGCTGACATTGTTGATCGTTCCGAGTGCCTCATCATCAGCCGAGATCCCTATATCTGCAGTATCTCCTCCGAGCTTTGAAAGCGCGTCCTCGACAGACGCAATCTTCGGAGATGCCTGATCCGTGGCCGTGAGATTGACATCATAATCGCCAAGCAAATGCTGAAGCGCCTTGCTGACTGAGTTTATATTCTTCTCCAGCTGGGAGACCTTGCGGTTGATCGAATTGATACCGGACCCGGTCTGGTCCTGGATTGATACCGGTATCTTGATTTCAACTGCCTCTGGCATGGTCCTGCCCCCTTTCATGTTGAGATTTATGCTCCAAGTTCTGCTATGCGCTCAAGCTCTGACCTGATCTCTGACGGCCCTCATCCGTCCATGAATGGCCCTCAGTTTCTTCCGTTCCCCTGCTGCCTTATGCGCTGACTCTTTCGATCATTCCCAGGGAGAGCATGACCATCACCGCGAAGCTGACATCGTCCCGGCCTTCTCCGAGATTCTCGAGATCTTCTTCTGTGACCGTCCCTCCGCTGCTCATTGCTTTCAGTACCATCTTCAGATAGATGACCGTGAAGGTTTCCCCTCCGGCGATATGTCTGAGACGGTTGAACCGCTCTGATCGGAATAGTGTTTCGGCATCATCAGGAACCGGAATCCGCAATACTGAACTGGAATCCTGCATAAACCGCCCCCATGAAGTCCTATCAATCGCTGGTTACGCCATTTTTTCAAGCTTGACCGGCACTCCCCCGGTCAGCTGGTCTCCGCTGTCCTCCTGGATCAGCCTGTCGAGATCTATCTCGAGCTGTCCTTCGGGCAGTTCCAGCGCCTGACGCGCACTTCTGCAGGCGAGGAAGATCATCTTCGCCCGAGATTCCATATTCCGGATGAAGCGCTCTGTCTCCTCCCGGCTTGCCGGTCTCCAGTATCCTCTCCCGGATCCGGAGCAGATGATGAAGCCCTGCTTCCGCTCTTCCGCGATCTCACTCTGCAGACTTCTCGCGCTCTTGTATCCGGTCATCGAGAGGAGATCCTCTGTCGTGACAGCGTTCTCCATCCCTATTCCGAGCTTGTCATAGACCGGAGCCTTCCTGCTTTCCTGCATTCCTTGTCACCTCCTTCCTTCCGTGTCCTCTTTCCTCTGTGTCCTCTGTGTCCTCCTTGATCCTTTTCAGACAGCCTTTGCTTCCCTGTCCTGGTCTTCCTCCGAGTCAATGACCATCAGTGTGACCGGATCAGCATGAAGGGCCGTGCTGAGCTTGTAGAGTGTCTCAGGAGCGCAGTTCGCGCCGTTGAGAACCTTAGAGATCGTCTGCTGTGAGACTCCGGAAGCCTGGGACAGGTTCCTCTGGTTCATCCTCTGTCTGACCATGCTCACATAGACGCTCTGCCGGTTAAGCCTCATACTCTTCATGTCGTTTCCTCCTTTCGTGTTGGCTTTCACACACCTTTATTTTACCGCTAAACCAGTTGAACGTCATTCATAATGCACAAAATGTTTAAATTTTTTCCTTATTTTTTGTGCAAATATCACGTTGTGTGATATTTTATCCCCGGAGAGACGGCACTGAGGCAGGCTCCCAGAGGCAGAAAAAGAGCAGGAAGATCATTTCCCCCTGCTCCTGCAGATAATTCCTAATGTCCTGATATTCCTAATGTCCTTTCAGCTCTGATCACATATCATCACAGAGCTTCTCCGCTATGATGTCCAGCCGTTCCTCGATGAGTTCCAGGCTGTCCGAGATCTTCCGGAGCGCCTTCAGCTTCTCCAGTTCGATCATCGCCTGAGTGATCGCGAGATTGTCCTGCTCTCCCTCGTCCTCGTCCCGGTCCCTCTCAACCTCAAGGGCCGTCTCGATCCGGAGAAGATTGTCCGCATCCTTCCGGCTGTCTTCCGTCCCTGGAAATGTGTACATGACTGCTTCCTCCTTCCGTCTGATCAGCTCTCAGCCTCACCGCCGGTGATGGTCTTCGCCTCGTCGAGGTCCTTCCTCCTCCGCTTCACTTCCTTCTGGAGCGTCCGATTGATCAGCTCGTTGACGCTGATTCTCTCCATCCATGCCAGCGTGGCCAGCTGCCCCTTCAGCTCGCTCGTTATGAGCAGCTGGATCCTCGCGTCCTTCTTCACTTCCTTCTTAGGCCTTCCCGGCCTCCGCTTCGGAGATCCGGACCCGGCAGCAGTCTGTCCGCTCTTCGCGCTCTCCTTCTGCTTCAGGAAGTCCAGGAGGTCGCTATAGGTGGCCTCGATTCCTCCGGCCTTCTTCACCTCTGCCAGCAGCTCGTCAACAGCAGGAAGGCTCTCCGTGGCTGCTCCGCTCCCATCTCCGGCCGGACTCTCCTGCTCAGAATTTTTATGTGTATTCGATGTATGTACTGTATTATGTGTAATATCTGTATGTTGTGTATCATATTCATGCTGTGTATGTGATGTATGTTCTGTATCATCTGTATGAAAATCCTCAGAAACCGCCGGAGTTACTTCAGTTTTCTCCTCTTCAGCGTGAGAAAAAAAGCTGTCAATTTTGCTCACATTCGCCTTATTCTTAGACATTCCCTTCTCCCTCCTCAAGGTATTCTTCGATGAATTTTTTATAGTCTTTTGTGAGTCCTTCCCTGGGATAATCCCGGAACAGGTTCCCCTGGTTCAGTTCCGTATTCTTGACGATGCCGGACAGCCGGATCACCGTCCGATAGAGCTTCGTACTGAGCTGGTCAGCGACCTGGTCGATCTTCTCCCGGATGTCCTTGTCGATCCCGGCCCTGCTGTTGAAGTGCGTGATCAGGAGGCCGTCGACCTTCAGATCTCTGTTTGAATAGCGCCGGACACTGCCGATCACCTTCGAAAGATGGCTCAGCCCCTGCAGGGAGTAGGCATCCGTTACCATCGGTATCACCATGCTGTCGGAAGCCGTCAGAGCGTTGAGCGTCAGGATCCCGAGCGATGGAGGAGTGTCGATAATGCAGAAGTCATAATCGCCCTGGACACCGCTGAGCTGGTCCTTCAGGATGTACTCCCTCCCGATCTGGGTGAATTCCATGTCGGCAGCAGCCAAGTCAAGGCTCCCTGGGATGAGATCATAGCCTTCCTTTGTGTGCAGGATGGCCTCCTGCACTGGGACCGCCTTCCGGAAGACATCATAGAGATTCTTCTCCGCTCCCTCCGTGATCCCGGATGTATAGGACAGATTCATCTGCGGATCCGCATCGATCGCGAGGACCCGGAAGCCTCGCATCACAAGCCCGGTCACCATGGCGATCGTCGTTGTGGTCTTCCCGACCCCTCCCTTCTGGTTGCAAAACGAGACTGTCTTCATCCTTCCTCCTCCTTCTGAAGCTGGTCTTCCTGCTTCTCATATTCGTGATACCATTCCCGACAGTCCCTCAGAGCGTCGTTGATGTCTCCCATTCCTCCATGGTCCAGATACTCCTGGAATGTCTCATTCAGCCGGTTCCATGACTCCTTGGATGTCTCCCCGGCCTCTGCTGCCTCCTTCTTCAGAGACTCGATCTCTTCCTGATTTCCTTCCAGGCAGGCCCGGCCGAGGTCCGTGAGGATGTCCGTCTCATAATCCACATCAGAGACATACTCCCCATAATCCTCCAGGAAGCTTATGACTCCATTGGTCCCATAAGCTCCGCTGATGTACTGCAGGAAGGTCTCCGGCCCGATGTATCCTCTGTGATACCAGTCATCCGCGAGATCTCGCTCGTCGCTCCCCCTGCTCGCCTTCCCTCCGGCGAGATCTGCCAGGAAGTCCTGCACAAGCCCCGAGAGGCTGTGTCCGGCCATGGCTGCCAGCGCGGACACCCTTCTGAAATCTTCCTTCTGCAGTGTTACTTTCAGCTCTATCTTCCCCATGTCATGCCCTCCGTTCGTCTGGATGTTACTGCTCTATCGTCCTGCTTCCCTCCGGATCCGGCTCTGTCTCGCCGGTCCGGAAGGTTCCTTCGCTCTGATCAGCCGAAGACTGCTGCTGCAATCCTCGCCTCGCTGTTATTGTTCGCCCTCTCGAGGTTGTGAAGGTAGATCATCGTCGTGTTGATGTTGGTATGCCTCAGGAGCTGCTGTGTCTCTTCCAGGGAACCGCCATTCAGAAGGTTAAGCGTGGCAGCAGTGTGTCTCATGGAGTGAGCCGTCAGCCTGTCCGAGTTGTAACCGGCCTCGATGAGATGGTCCTTGACGATTCCGCTGACCGCCCTGGTAGTCATCCGCTGGCCCATGTTCTGATGGGAGAGGGAGGCGAAGAGAGGATCTGTCGCCTTCGCTCTCTTCCGCTCTGCCAGATAATCCCTGATCGCTTCCTCGACCGGCTCCGGAATCTTCACATAGTCCGCTTTCTCGTCGTGGCCCTTGCCCTGCAGATAGAGGACCGTGCTTCCTCCGGCCGTTCCGAGATCCTGAATGTCGGCCCGGATGACCTCGATCGTCCTCAGGCCCCCGGTGATCATCGCTGCCAGGATGGCATAATCGCGCTTGCCCTTCATGGTCTCGCGGTCGATCTTCTCCATCATCCGATGGCTCTGGCTCTGCGTCAGATAATCCTTCTTGTGGCTCCTGTCGAGCTTCGCGCCCTTCACATTGACCGTGATGTCCTGATAGATGCCTTCCTGGGCGAGCCACTTGAAGAACTGCTTCACAGCGATGATGTAGAGCTGCACCGTGCTGGGCTTGTGGTTCTCCTTCAGCTGATCGCGGAAGCGGATCACATCGTCTCTCTCCGGATAGCGGATGTCGTTCTCCTGGAGGTAGACGAGGAACTGCCGGATCGCCTTCTTATAGGTCTCGACCGTCTTCGGCCGGACATCCAGATAGTTCAGAAACCGTGTATAAAGCTCCTCGTTTATGGCCTGTTTCTCGATGATATTGGTCGACTCGACCCTGATCATATCCTCCATATTTTCACCCTCCTGCCGGATGACTTTTGCGCTTCTTCCTTCCCTTTAATTATAGTTTAATTTGATTGAATTTACAAGAGTTTTTATGTGTATGTTATTCATATTATTTATTATGTGTATGTACTGTATTATGTGTATGTGATGTACATTGCTGATAATATTCAATAGATGTATAATAATTCTGTCTCATACACGACACTCTCCATTATTTCCCTCCTTTCGTTTTTCTCCTATATCCCCCTAAATATAGGCAGGAGAGGCCCCGGATCGTTAAGATCTGAGGCCTCTCCTGCTGCCCTCCGGATATCTTGCTCAAGATACAAATATGGCATATAATTATGTCACCTCCACCTTATGTGTCTTACACATATAAGCTCTGACAAAATGCAAAAATCTCAGGCATAAATATGAGAGCCGTCCACCCTCTTGCCTGAGATTTTTTGTGTGTATTGCATTATCCTGTGTAATATGAATATGATGTGTATATAATTCATTATGTGTATGTACTGTATGATGTATCACATACACATAAAAATTATTGCGAACCGTGGCCCCGGAGAGTATAATTTCCCATGGAAAGAATGACGGCATCAGCTCTATTTTCCTATTCTCCATACTGCTGATTCCTTCAACCGCCGTTATTCCGATCCTGACAAAAAGCGACCAGAGAAATGATCTCCCATTCCTCTGATCGCTTTTCCTTTATCGCTGTGTGTCTGTGAAGCTGGTCCCGATCCGACCCTTTCCGGATCAGCTTCCGGCTCCGGAGCTGCTGCCTCCGTACATATCCACCTGCACCTGGTTCGATACTGCCAGATGGTTCTGGTCCTTCGCCAGGAAGAGCAGTGTCAGCAGATAGGCCTCCGGCTTCTCAATCTTCTGAGTCTGGCTGTTGTACTGTGTGATGGCATACTCGAGATCCCAGTATTCCAGCTTGAGGAGGACTGCCTTGACCATTCCGGCCGGTCTGTCCTCTCCCCCGACTCTGATCGTCTTCTTCGAGGAGTTGAGCGTCCTGTGAAGGATATTGATCACAGTATCGGCATCCTCCGGAGCGACTCTCTGATCCGTGATCAGGATGTCATAGCCGTATTTCTCTTTGAGATAGTCCAGCGGATACTCTTCTGCTGCCTTATCCGAATACATGTTCTGTTGACATTTGGACTCGTTTTCTGTACCATTTGGCTTGGAAATGACACCTAATGGCTCTGAATCTGAGCCACTTTGCTTCACAGAGCTTGTATCACTGCTTTGGCCGGTTTGTGATGCAAGTTCTTTTTTTGTGAGAACACCCCTTCTGATCAGTTCTTCAACCATGGCTTCCGAACTGTACGGAATAGTGCTGTCGCCGATCTGCTTCATCTCGTCCACTGTCTCAGCCAACCACATAGCCGGATTGTCGACAATGGTGTAAGTATTCGACTGGTTACAACCTCGATGCTTCCTTTTGATGATACCTTTATCCTGGAGACTCTGAAGGGTAGAAATAATTTTTTGTTTCGACCATCCTGTCAGCTCACGCAGCTTTACGATACTTGGGAAGATTACATCTTCATCCTGTCCGTATTTCATGAAATACTTTAAGGCTATAAACATCAATTTTTCATTTCCGTTCAGCGTCTTGCATTTCATAAAATCCTTGTAAACGACAATGAATCCATAACGGTTAGGTTCAGAAAGCTCGAGGATTTTTGTCGGCTTATGCCTCATTCCTCTTTTCCTCCGCCTCGTCCTTTAAGAGCTGCGCTTTCAGTGCAGTGTTAACATAATCCGTTATCTTTACATTCTTCTTGATTGTCATAATTCGCATCCGTTTATAGATATCAAGGTTCATGATGAGATTAACGTGTTTCTTTTCTTCGGTTGCGGTTGTGCTTCTATTCCCTGCCATAGTTTCACCTCCCTTCGAAACGGATATTAAAAGGCACTATAATGAATTTTACGTTATTTCTGCATGATGTTCAACCCACATCCCACATTTTCCAACCGTTTGTATGATCCTGTCCAGTCTCGTCAGTCGGTCAGGCCGAAGGGCTGATAGATGGATTGATTCTATTTCTCTTGAATCTATTTCTATGTATCTATTTAGGGTCTAAAAATTAGACCTCCGGAAGTCTAAAAATTAGACCCCCGGAGGTCTAAAAATTGGACTTCCGGAAGTCTAAAAATTAGACTTCCTTCCTATTACCCATCATTTTAGAGCTTCATACTCTCATTTCATCGCATATTATCACATCGATATTTTGGCTATCAGGGATAGCGCATTCCTGATTGAGATCTGTGATCTGTTCCTTCTATCCCGGATAGACAGGATTGATTCTATTTCCCTTGAATCTATTTCTATGTATCTATTTCGGGTAAAGAATTTTTACTTCTTGAAGTAAAAAATTTTTACTTCAAGGATATTTCCTAATAAAAATGGCATTACTCCAACATGATAGAGTGATGCTCCTGAAGCTCTGGTTACTCTTGCATGCTCGAGTGAGTATCTGCTATTACTGGCAGCAGGAGGAATCACTATGGAGGAACTGAATAGAATCGAGGAGGAGCTGACCGGCCTTCTGCAGCATGACAAGCGCTCATGGGTGCAGATCTATCGTCTCATGGAGGAAGTCGACAGAGGGAATCTATGGAGCGGAGACTATCCCTCATATACCGCCTGGGTGAATGCGACCGCTTCAAAGAATCGAGTCCATGTCTCCATTCTCTGGAGCCGGAAGAAGGCAGGGAAGATGTACGCTGATTATGAGCGCCGGATGGAGGAGCAGGGAAAGAGAGCCGTCCCGATGGAAGATGTCAGCATCTCGCCGGACAACTTTGTCCTGATCGACAAGATCGCAGGATCTGACAGCGCCCTGGCTGATGATCTCATAGACAAGTCTGTCGATGGAGTTCTGACCAGGAAGGACCTGAAAGAGGCATGGAGGACCGTCAAGGAAGACAGGAAGAGGAGCGGAGAGAGGCCGACCAGGGTAAACGGAAGCGATAAAAAATTCCGGATCCGGCCGGAGGAAGCTTCCGATCAATCCGATCAGGGTGACGAGAGCGCCGATCGGCAGCAGTCCGGCCCGGATCCGTCTTCCAGCGCGACCGAAGCTCCGGCCCCGGCACCGATCGAGCTGACTGCTGCTCAGATCGTGATGGCCCTATCGAAGAGCAGCTCATGGGTTCCAGGGAAGGTTGAGGAGGAGAGAGACTTCATTCCTAGAAAATACCGCTGTCTGACCGAGCTGGCAGTGAAGACCGGCTCGTCTCATCACGCGCGGAGACTCGATGTCTGTGTCCTGGAGACCTTGTCCGTGATGGAGACCGGCAGAGTCCGTGTCCATGGCATCGAGATCAAAGTGAGCAGGCATGATCTTCTGAGCGATCACAAGATGCAGGAATATGTCTCCTTCCTCCTTCTGTGACCGCTTCTGGATCGCGGTCCCGGATGTCCTGGTTGCTGATGCTGAGAGCGTCGCTCTTCCGGAATGGGGAATCCTGGCAGTCCATTCTGATCTGACCGTTGAGGTCATCCGAGCAGCAGGAGAGGAGGAGACTTCCGGAGCCTTCAGAGACCAGACCATCGAGAAGGCTGCTGTCCTGATGATGTGAGGATCTGATGATTTGTAATTTTGAGATAATGAGAAACTGAGATCTGCAGATCAGCAGATCAGGGAGAAGGAGTCGAGGCGCTGGCCGTCCGGCTCCTTCTTTTCTTCTGCTCTGAAGATCTCCGGAACCGGCAGCAGGAGTCACTCTGACATGTCCGAGCAGATTCTTATATTACTCTATCATGTAAGAGTAAATCTTCTTTCCAAGGGAATCGCCCGGAAGGCCTCAGAAGTCTGTCAGAGAGCGCCGAAAAACGCATCTGTTAGACACTGTGAACTAACTTCCGCTAATGGTAATTACCGGAAGTAAAGCGTATTAAATCCGCATTAAATCGGCATTAAAGACGATTCAAACAGGAGGGAGATTCAAGGCCATTCTCGCCCTCTCTCAGGCAGCAGGAGGCCGTCTGATGGCATCGGTATATCGGAATCCGTTATATGGAGTAACGGAATCCGTTACCATCGCGCCGACGGAAGACGCGATCAGCCTTTCCCCTGGACACCGCTTCCGCTGGATCCTTCAGCGCCGTCTTCCTCTTCCTCCTCGTCCTCATCTTCGAATGCTTTCAGGAAGTCTGCTCCGGCCTCCTCATCCGCTTCGGACATCTTCCTCATCAGGGTAAGGACATCTTCCAGAGCTTCCAGAGTCTTGACCATTCCCCTCTGCATCGTCGACAGCTCCATCTCTGCCCGGAAGATCTTCGCGTCGATGTCGACTTCTTCCGTCTCCTCCATGAAGGAATGAGCGCTCCGCTTCTTCCCGGCCTGCTTCTCCCTTCTGCCGTCTGCCCCTGCTGCCGATCCGGCTCCCGGTCCCGGACCTTCTGCTGCACTTGTGGAAGACTCCTCTGATCCGTTCCGGCTCCCGGATGAGCGCCCCTGCTGGTTCTTCTGGTCCTTCTGATTTTTCTGGTCGCCTTCTTCGCGCTGATCAGCAGGATCATCCGCGACCGATGGAGAGACAGCGGACAGGAAGCCGTCCTCTGTGAGAGATCTCATCCTGTCATATTCCTGCCTGCCGGACTCGTCAGCGGTAGATCTCCATCCCTGCGTGATCACGTTGTCGGTATACTCGCCGGAAGGGCCATTGTAATATTCCGAGAGGAGCTTCATCAGCCGGTACTCCCGGACCGTCATTCTCAGGATCTCATCGAGCAGGAGCTTCTCAGGATCGGCCTCGTCCTTCCTCACTTCCTCGAGAAGCCTTCTCTCGTCCTCTGTGAGCGTCCCGATGTTCTTCGAGTAAATTCCATGGACGAGATGATTAGAGTTCCCCCTGGGAGCGCCTGAGTTCGGAAGGTGGAGCGTTCCACTGTCTGCATGACATCGCTTTCGCTTCTCCTGCAGTTTATCGTTCCACTTGTCGAGCGTCTTCCACTTCCGGATCTTCGATCCTGTCTCTCCGAGCGTCCTGGCAATCTCCGCGCACTTCATAGTGCCGTTGCTGGAGAGGAAGAGTCTCTCCGCTTTCCTTCGGTTCTTCCCTCTTCTGTCTTCTCTGCTCATTCCTTCCCTTTCCCTCCGGCATTGAATCGTGAGGAGAATTCCTCCGCTTGCTTCCTGCTGGCTTCCGGCTCCGCGTCTTTCGGTTGCACTCAATCAATTATAGCGGATATCTTACGTAATATATCCGGCAGCAGGAATCTTCCGAGGCAAGATCTCTCCGAACAAAAAAGAAGGGAGCGGAGCGCTCCCCTCTGAATCTATGTCTGACTTATATCTGCCGGTCACTCACACATCAGCTTCACATAGAGCCTCCGGAGTGCTTCCATGTTTCCAGACGGAAGACAGCTGACATCGATCCATGTCTTCCTGACAAGTCCGTTCATCGCGAGCATCACCATAAGGGAGATCAGATCCTCGTTCGATTTGTCCTGGAGTGCTTTCGAGATCTGGGACATGACATCGGACAGAAGTTCCGCTTCGATCTTCCCGGCGTGGAGCGTGACAACATGGTCCTCTCCTTCGCTCGCGTCGGCCTCGTCCAGGAAGGAGATCGTCGTGAGACTGTCCCCTTCATCGTTCCATGATTCGATATAGAGGAAGGACCCGGCAGCAGTCTTATAAGCTCCGAAGACTTCCTCAGACTTCTGCTTCAGTCTGCTGTCGTTTATCTCCTTCCGGTAGCTGAACAGGCCATAGTCCCCTGCGTCGAACTGGTCAGAGGTTTCAGTAAGCGCCCCGACCATTTTATCCGTCTTTGTCGAGATCGCCCTGATCAGCCGGTCCGAGTATCTTACAAAGTGCCTGGGAGCGATGAAGACATCCGCTATGTCGGCAGCGCTGAAGGTGATCTCCCTGATCGCCTGGGCATCAGCTCCGGCCTTCTTCAGCTCCTCATACTTCCCTGCTGCCTTGCAGACAGTAACAATGTCCTTCCTGCTCCACCTCTCGCTGTGTCTCAGATTCTCCGCTGCCTTCTCCACTATGCTTCTTTCGATCATTGCCTTCTTCCTCCTCGCCTGTGACATGATCACTTATGTGTCTGCCCCTAGTGTCTTCCGCATTGAGGAAGTCTCCGGATGAGATCTTCCGTGTCCTCATCCATTCCGTGGCCCGGAGCCGTCCATCTCCCGGCCTGCCTCGTTAAGCTCTGACCGTCAAGATCGTCTTGACTTCTTTATTGTATCTTACGTAAGATAAAAAATAAAGTATCGGATTCCGTTACTCCGGCATGGATCTTCAGCCGGACCACTCCGAGATCATTTTGTAATTTTCCGATCATGAGAAGGAGGCTCTGTCGAGATGGCAGGAAGAACTGATTATAAAAATTCGTGGATCGCGCTGAACCGTTCAAGGATCGGCCTCATCGTTCAGCCCGGCTTTAAGGAGAGAGTGCAGAAGGCAGCAGCTGCCGAGGGCATCTCCATGAATGAGTACATTGTCCGCGCCGTGAGCGACCGCCTTGAAATGGATGCCGGTATTAAGAAATGAGAAAATCGTCTTCAGCCCTTCGCTCCGTCTCGCGGATCCGGAAGAGGAGCGCCCGGATTTTCTCCAGGAGCGGAGCCGGTCCCGAAGATGCCCTCATACTTTCCGAGGATGGTTTCGATCATCCCGGCCCCTTCCTGCTGCAGCAGGAGCGCCAGGAAGAGCTGATCTGTCATGATCGCTTTCCCTTCGCTCTCCGGACAGGCATCCATCCAGACTTTCTCGATTTTCTTCAGCCTTGCGGTCTGCCTTCTGGTCAGTGTCAGATTGAGATGAGCGCTGAACTGCATTCCCTCAAGACTGTCTATGCTGATCACCTTTCCGTTCTTCTCTTCCATTTTCCCATCCTCCGGCCGTTCTGATCTTCCGGCTCTGCCTTCTCCTGCTGCCGGATCTGCGTCTGATCCGTGCCGTCTTCAGCTCATTCCGGCAGTCCCTCCGCTGTGACTGGTACAATATTATTTTCCGAGAAAATCCCCGGAAATAATCCAAGGGTGAGGGATTCGCCCTCATGTCTGCCAGAGGCGTATCTTGCAAAATCTGTGAACTATTTTCTGGAATTTTTCAAAAAAATATTCCCGGAAATTCTCTCAGCCCCCTGATTCCGGTACTATCCTGTCATTTTCCCCCTCTGAAGCCGGAATTTATGGCCTGATCATAATTTTTCTGAGGAAAAATAATAATAATTCCAGGAACGTATCAGGGAGGGTGAGCAAGATACGCCTTTGTCAGACATCCGTTGACAAAGGCATTTTTTTAGGGAGGACCCTAATACCCCGGAAAAAATACCACAAATTGTGGCCACCCCTTTTTTGAGGCATTTTCTGTCCGGCTCCATGCCCTTCTCCCTGGGAGAAAATCGCGAGGCCCTTCACAAGGCCTCTGATTGCCCCTCAGACCGTTTTTACGATTTGACCCTAGACTTATCTGTTGAGACCTCGCCGGAGCGGAGACAGCTGAGCAGGATTTCTCTCACACATTCTCTCAGCGTCATCTCCATCGGGAGAAGGTCTTCTTCGATTTCATCGAGCAGATCTCTCTTCGGATCATCCTCTTCAAGTTCCATCCGCTTCATGTCCAGGAGAATTCCGATGTCATCGGCCGGAATGACTTTCATCTCTTTCGCTCCTCTCTTCCGGATCTTCCGTCTTCCATCCGAAGAGGATCCCGGCGATCCGTCCTTCCGTGATCCGGAAATCATTCTGTATGCAGGTCCGTGTCGTGAAGAATTCCTTCGCCGTCTCGCTGGTCTTCTGCCTTCCGTGGAGGAATCTCCTCCGGAGGACTTCCATCCTCCGCTCTTCGGTCTCGTCCTCTCTGCTGAATGCTGCATAGAGTTCCAGCGCCCGGTCCGTCGCGCTGATCAGCGACTTCGTCAGCTCCTTCGACCTGATGACGAGAGATTTCTGATCGTGCTGGAAGAGAGGACCGGCATCGGCAGCTGCTGCCTCCTTCAGCATGGGATAGTGCGAGAGGATGCAGCCGGTCAGATCATAGCCGTCCGGCATCCCCTCCGGAGCGACCGAAGAAAATCCGACCGCGAGCCTGACAAGATTCCTCTGGCCTTCGAGGATCAGGAAGTCCGTTTCCTCTTTCCCCTTCCCGATGATCTTCCCGACCTCCCTCACTGTGAGCGCGTCCGTGGCCGTATAGCGGAGCGCGAGAGCGTTGTGGACATTCTTCCACTTGTCTGTCCCGATGGTCCGGCAGAGACCGCTGTCCGCGATCAGCAGGGATGTGAGCGCCCTCTTCCTCTCGCTGCTGTTTTCCGTTCGATAATTTTTCAGTGACCGGATGAGGACCTGTCTCAGCTCCTCGAAAGTCTCCGCGCTGATCCTTCCCGATTCGAGAGCGCCCGGATCCATACAGCAGAGGTCATCCTCCGAGAAGCCCTCGACCCTTCCAGCCTTCACATCATCCAGGAAGCGGATCCATCCTGTGTCCTGTCTCCTCATGCCCTTCAGGTACTGTCCCACTGGTTCCTGTCCTCCTGTTCTCCCGGTCTTCAGGCCATCCGAAAGCCGTCCGTGAGATCTTCAGCCGATGAGGAAGAGCGCCCCTGTGTCCTCCATGGCCGGACCGTCATTCTTTTCCGCTGGCTGCTCTGACTCGCTCTTCAGCTCCCTGATGACTGTGTGCTTCCTTATGGCCCTGTCATCCAGCAGCTCAGCGAGACGGAATCCAAATTCCCCTCGCCGTATCTGGGAGAATCCTCTTTCGATCCTTGAGCCGACGTAAGCTTCCGAGCAGTTCATGATCCTGGCTATCATCGTCAGCCGGTATCCGAGGAAATATCTGCACTTGATCATCTCTGCAGTCTTCTCGTCGAGAAGGCCGAGCGCCCCGGAGAGGCACTGATGAAGCTCCATCGTCCGCTCGTTCACTATGAAATATTTCTCAAGGTCTTCTCCGGAGGCGAGAAGTTCGTGGAGGCTCCTTGAATCGTCTCCGTCTCCGTTGTCATCCTCCGCATCAAGGGACTGCACTCTCATCCGGTGGAGCGTCCGGACCATTCTGTTGTACTGCCTCGAGTTGATCCCGAGCTTCTTCTTGACCTTCTCAGGTTCGACTTCCTTTCCTTCTGCCTTCAGCATGTCACAGACGAGCCGGTACTTCCCGAGCAGAGTCCTCATGTATGTCGGAATGTGGAACTGGCAATATGTCGCGTCAAGATAATCGTACATCGAGAATCGGATGAAGGGAGAGGCATAGACAGCGAAGCTCGCCTTCCCTCCGTTCCGTCCGGCCGATTCCGGCTTGTACTTCATGGCAGCAGTCAGCAGTCCCATAAAGCCCTGCTGAACGAGATCATCAAAGTCATTCCCGGAGGTATTGTTGGACTGTCTCGCGATCTTATAGACGAGCTTCTGATATCGGTTCCATAGTTCCTCCTGGTTCTCTGTCGAATTGATGCCCTGCTGAAGTTCCCTGATGATCTCGATGTCTTTTTTCATGAGCGCCTGCTGCCTCGTCAACAGGAGAAGAGGAGCCGTGATCTGACAGGCTCCTCCCTCCCTTTATTGATCTGTGTCTGCATGGATCTGTGAGAGCCGGAAGGAATGGTCCTCCCGGCCTTCCTTCTTTCCCTTCGGTTATCCTTATCCGGCATCTTCCGTCGGCATGTTCTCGAAGATGCTCTTGAGCTTCAGCGCGATCTCATCACCCACATCGTCGGCATATTCTCTGATGTGAGCCTTGAGGACTGCCTGAATGGATTCCGGATCTGATCCGCTGCCGTCGATCCTGATTGTCGGGTTCATGCTGACGCTGACCGATACGGTACTGCCGGAAGCTCCTCCTCCTGAGGTTGGCCCTCCTCCATTCATGGATGGAAGATCTCCGCTCCCTTCACCCGAGGATGGCCTTCCGTAAACATCCCAGACGGTCGAGCTGGAAGAAGATTTTCCTCCGACCGCTCCTCCGTCCGCGAAAGCTGCAGCAGGAGTCAGCGGATAGACTCCGAGATCTTCTCCGGCCTGCTTCCAGAGTTCGATTCCTCTGCTCCGTCTTCCCGGCACTGTTGGAATGACATATTCCAGGCCTTCCTCACCGCCGAGGAAGAATTCCGGTCCGTTGAGACCGATCGTGGATGGAAGATCTCCGCTGCCTTCCTCCGAGGCTGGCCGTCCGTAAACATCCCAGACAGTCGAGCTGGAAGAAGATTTTCCTCCGACCGCTCCTCCATCCGCGAAAGCTGCAGCAGGAGTCAGCGGATAGACTCCGAGATCTTCTCCGGCCTGCTTCCAGAGTTCGATTCCTCTGCTCCGTCTTCCCGGCACTGTTGGAATGACATATTCCAGGCCTTCCTCACCGCCGAGGAAGAATTCCGGTCCGTTGAGACCGATCTCACCGCCGGAAGCCCTCGCGGTTACGGAAGCCGTCACCGTTCCGGAGCCGGTCGCGTCTCCTCCCAGGGAGATGGACGCTGTCGGGTTTGTTATGGAGTAGCTGAGCGTGATCCTTACCGGAGCCGTGGTGTTGAATCCGGCGCCATAGATTCCCTTGATATCCGAGTCTGTCTCGCCATAGATCTCGTCAGCGTTATTGGTCTGCGTGAGCGCGACCGTGGTATTCGAGTCGGTATCAAAGCCGGTCTCATAAGCTGCGTCAACATCATTCTGGGACTCAGCGACGGCAGCAGATGTGTCAGTGTTTGCGTCCGTGATCGTTGCGTTCGCGGTTCCGTCCACATCGACCGTCGGAGTAGTGCCGTCATCCGTCTGGGTGACCGTGTCCGGCATTCCTGTGACGGTGACTTCTCCCTGAGGCGTGACATGGACTGTCGCTCCTGCAGTGATCTCGACTCCGCTGGTATCGACACCGGCATTCTGGAGGGCCGTCGTGACGGAATCGGCAGCGACCTGAGTGTCTCCGACCGTGATCGTCAGACCGTCGACTGTCAGGTCCTGCGTGGATCCTGTCTCGTCGAGCGTCGACTGAATGCTTGTACTGATATCCGTGAGGATCTGAGGGACATTCGAGTCATCGACTTCAAGGCCTTCCACCTTTGCCTTGACTCCGCTGATCCCAAGCTCCTCCTCTGAGGCTCCGTCTGCCAGCGCAAGCTGAAGGGCCTGCATCATGTCCTCTCCATAATCGCCGTTCTGGACTGCCTCAATGAGCGCCTGATCGCCCGATGTCGCGATCGTGTTGGCCAGGAGCTGAGATCCGGCCGTGTAATCACCCGATGCAGCAGCCACTTCCAGAGCGCTGTTATAAGTGTCTCTGAGCGTGTCAGGCACTTTTCCGTAATCTTCCAGGTATCCAATGAGGGAGTCCCTCATATCGGAGACCTGGCCGGAGAAGTACTGGTCATACATGGACGAGAGGCCTTTGTCTGCCTTGTCATTGACAAACATGCTCGCTGCTCCGACTGTATTCTGAGTACCTCTCAGATAATCCAGAGCGTCCTGGCCGAACTGAGCATTGCCCATCGTCTGCTGCGTCCAGCCTCCGACCTCGTCGCTGTAAGCGCCTGAGAGCGTGTCAGACTGGAACTGCATGATGCGAGCGCTCTCCGCATCCTTCTCATACTGGATTGCGCGCGCCCATTCGTTTCGGACATCATCATAGTTAAGGCCGAGTTCCTGAAGCCTGCTTGTGCCATTGACCTTGTCGATCTCTCCAGCCTCGTTATATGGAGTATTCCAGTTCTGCAGCTGCTCATAGAAGGCCTCAGACATCTGGTCGAGTTCCCCGGACCGTGCCTGTCTTCTCTTTTCGAGATCTTCAGACAGCTGCTCATAAGCCCCTGCAGACAGCTGCTCTCCGGAGAGATTGCCGTAATTGTCTTTGAGGACTTCCCACTGAGCTTCCTGCTGGAAGCCGGTCCATTTGCTCAGTATGCCGTTGATCTTGCCCTGCAGTTCCGCTATATGCTTCTGCTCATCAACATCCAGGACACCGTCTGAGAGGGCCTGATCGACCGCATCAGTCAACTGTTTGGATAGGCCGTCCATCTTAACCGAATCATCCATTGTCCAGCTCTTGATGGCCGTAGACAGCTTCTCTCCGGTCTCAGAATCACCGAGGACCGTCTGAACCATGATGTCAGCAGAATATGTCTGCTTTTCGAGCGCCCCGGTCACTCCCTTGACATACTCGTCTGTGTTCTTGATATAGCTTTCGATGTCATCCGTTCCGAGCGTAACACCGGCATTCGCCTTGAATTCAATGACAGCATTGCTTTCAAGGGCTGTCCTGGCATCCGTTTCGAGCTGTGAGACATTCTTCAGCTCTCCGAGGACCGGCTCGACGTTGACCGTCCAGGGAGTGTCAATGATGTGATCAGCAAGCTCCTGGGACTGCTCATTGGTCAGCGTCAGCTCTCCGAAGTGTTCGCTGAGACTGGTCTGTATCTTCTTCTCGTTATAGGCATCGATGGCCAGCGCGATCGCACCGATGGCAGCAGCTGCCCCGGCGATCGGCCCGATAGCCTGTCCGGCGATCGTTGTGAAGTCCCCGAGGATCGTTCCGGCCGTCCCGAAGTTCTGCAGGGATGTACTCAGCTTTGCAATTTTCCCGGCCATTCCGGCGATCGCTTCGCCTCCGATCCCGATTGCTCCCAGGCTGAGCCATGATGTCAGACCTCCCTCTTCACCTCCCGGAAGGAGTTTGAAG